CCCGGGAACGCGGCGAACACCCCGGCGACACCACGGATGATCGGCCCCAACGTCTCCAACGCAGACACCAGCAGATCACCGAGGGTCCTCGCGACCTCCTGCGCCACTGGGGCCAGCGCGACCAGCGTCGGAGCCAACTCGCGGAGCGCGGTCATCACGACCCGGCCCACCACATCCCCGACGACCCGCAAGGTCTCGCCCAGCGCCTTGAGCCCCTCCTGCGCCTCAACCGACCGCATGAACTCGGCGACCTGCCCGGTCAGGTCACGCAGCGCGGCCAGCGGCGACGAGAAGTCGGCGCCGAGCCCGCGGAACACCGACCCGACGATCGAGCCGACGTTCTTGACGATGGCGCCGAGGTCTTTGAACCCGGCGAGGGCGCCAGCGATCATCCGCTCGATCGAGCCGCCCGACTCATTGTTCGCCTGCACCCAGTTGCGGAACTTGAGCGTTACCCCGCTGATCGCCGTGCCGAGCCGCGGCAGGTACTGCGACCCAACCGCGCCCAAGCCGACGAACCCGGTCAGGACGTCACCGACGGCGGGCGCCATGTTGCTGATCGTCTTGGTGGTGTTCGTCAGGATCTTGTCGACGTCACCCCGAAAGAAGCCCGTCTTCATAACATCGAGCGCGCCGAGCGCCATCTCGTTAAGGCTGCCCGCAACCGCGCCCATGCCCTCGGAGACAGTGGGGAGCAGATTCCTCCCGACCTCGGTGATGCCCTCGGAGAAGCCCTGCCAGAAATTACCCTGAACGACCTTCTTCAACTCGTCGACCTGCGGCTTGAATGCGGCGACCGACTTCGCCGCCGCCTGCATCTCCGGGGCCATGTCCTTCGTGGCCTCGGCCAGCTTCTCCATGTCCCCGGCCAGCCCGGCCTTGAGCGCATCCCCCATGCCGGCCGTGGCCAGCTTGAAGGTGCCCATCGCCGCCGCGCCGCCGAGCAACGCCGCCGGCAACACCGCCGCGATCGGCGCCAACTGGGACAGCGCCCCGGCGACCCCGGCGACGGTCTGCACCGCAGACCCGACCGCACCCACACCCGCCAAGCCCTTACCGACCTTGAGGAGTCCAGCGCTGGCCCGGTCCGACGACCGGCCCAGCTTGTCGTTCTCCCCACCCAACCCGGCGATCGCCGCACGTGACTTCGCGGCGGCGGCGACAACACCGGACTCCGCGCCCTCGAAGACGAGACGGATCTTTGAGGTGGTGGCGCTCATGCGTCCCACCTGCGCACGACTTCCTCAGCGGCCTTGTGCCACTCCGACTGAATCCACGGCTGCCGTTCCTCTGCTGTCGAGAAGAACCAGTACCCGGGGAACCCGATCCACGGCCCGAACTGGTCCCCCGTCGACCGGCGGTACCGCGGCCGCGAGTACCAGCCTGTGTGCCGCTTCATCCCGAACACGCTGCCGAACAGCAGCTTGGACCGGTTGTCGGCGGTGATCACCGGCCAGAAACCTTGGTTGGCCTCACGGACGGACCTCGACGCGCGCGCAGCCTGCCGGGAGTGTGCGCGGGCGTCGGCCTTCATCCAGTCGGCGAGCGACGTGGCGATGTCCTTCGCCTCGCGCCGCATCGCCGCCTGCGCGTCCTTCGGCACCTTCTGGAGGGCGCGGATGACCTCATCGGCCCCCTCAATCCGGACCTTGATCACCGGCATCCGCGCTCACCTCCCCTTCGTCGACTGCGCCCGCGCCGCCGCGAGTTCCGCTTCCTGGTTCCGGCGCCCGAAATACACGGACCAGCGCATCAGTTCGTCGTTGTCCATTCGCTGCCGCAGCTCACGGACCGTCATACCTCCCAGCTGGAGTGCCAGGTAATGCTCGAGTTCCAGTTCGGGGTCACTCTCGAACTCCAGATACGCCGCTTTTCGCGGCACCCACGCCGATACCGGACAACTCGGCGATGGCCAGGGTGAGCTGCTCGATCTCGCCGGCGTGGCTGTTGTCCTGCCACACCGCGACCTCGTCCTCGGTCAGCTTCGGGTCGACGAGCGCGAGCGCCACCATCCGCCGGTCCGAGACGAGCGCACCGCCGTCGAGGGCCTGGAGCGCGAGCAGTTCGGCCCGCGAAAGACCCCTGATGCGGACCGTGCCCACACCGGCGATTTCGTGGTCGGCCTCGCCGAGCCTGCGCGCCAACAACGCGCCCTTGTCGATCACTGGTCCACGTTGGTGACGGCGCCGGAGATCTGCAGCTCCGTCGTGAACTTGATCATGTCGTTGAGCGCGGACGACTCAACGTAGGTGGAGACCAGCACGTTGCACGTCTGCTGCGGCCGCCCCGACCCCGTCCCCTCCGGGCGGTACACGGCGGGGACGAGCTGCCCGCCCTGCATCAGCGGCTCCAACACCGCCTTCGGACCGCCGACCGTGTCGTCGTAAAGCCCGGCGCAGGAAAGGGTGCCGTCTGTAAGGCCGCCCTGGTAGGTGTGACCGGCCTGACCGAAGGTGGTGGTGTCGATCGAGTCCACCTTCCGGTTCGACTCGATCGAGTTGAGGTACTGGGAGATGTTCACCCCGTTCACCGACAGATACGCGTCCTTCGCGGCAATGAATCCCACGGCTACATTCCTCCTACGATTTCGACGTCCAGAACGGCCGCCAGGTACTCAATGCCAGCGATGGTGATCGGCTCGACCCGCGCCGACGTGACCCGGGCTGCGTCATACGCGGCGGTGGGCCCGTCCAGCGCGACCCGGACCGAGTCCGGGCCCTTCCCGTCGAGGTAGGCGCCGATCGTGTCCCGCGCGGACCGGACGTCGCCCTTCCCGACCGCGATCAGCACCGGGAACGTCGCCTGCCAGGCGCCCCGCGCGAGCGCCTGGTCGTAGTCGATGGCGGACGGCCATCCGACCATCGCCGCGGGCGGGGTCACCCCGGGTGCGGGGTAGGCGAACACGCGCAGGCTCTCGATCGAGTCGAGGTTCTGCGCGATCGCATCCATCACCCGGGAAACGTCCACGTCAGGCGCTCGCGCCTACGACAATGACGTCATAGGTGACGGGGGTGCCGCCGGCGCTGTTCGTGACGGTGATCGACTCGGCGGTCGTCGGGGTCACCACCACCCCGGCCGCGTTGGGCGCCACCCACAGGAACAGGCCGCCGGGCTTGACCGGGATCGCATCGGAGGCGGCGGAGAACAGCGGGATACCGGCCGCCGCCCTTGAGACGACGACGTCGTTGGTGTTCGTGCTCGCGGCCTTCACGAGCAGGCCCTTGACCCGTGCGAACGTGAGGACGTTCCCGAACGGCCCCGTCAGGCTCCCGGCGAGGTCGAGGTCCTCCGTGGCCGACCCGGCCAGGGTCCGCTGATCCGACCACGTCATGTCCGCCTGCCCCGCACCCGTACCGGTGGCCAGGTCGATCATCGCCGCATACGTCGACGCGGAGGTGGGGGTTTCGAGGTCCAGCGGGTTGGTCAGGGTGCGGACCAGTCGCAGGTCGAACCGGGTTGCGAGGGCCACTGTCAGGCCACCCTTCCGAGGTAGAGGTCAGACATGTCAGGCCGCCCACACGCGGCGGCGGTACGGCTCGACCGCGACCGCGACGTCCGGGTCCAAACGCGACAGCAGGCGCAGTTCCGAGCCGGACTCGGGGGAGCCGGCGATCCCGAACGGCGCATCCCTGCGGGCGAGCAGCCGGCTGGCTTGGAGCAGGCAGGCCTGCCGGACCGCGTCCGGCACACCCGGCCACCCCCACAGCGCGGTCACCCGCACCGAGTACGGCGTCCGCGCCCCGGCCGCGGCGGCGGGCAGCAGCAGTTCCGTCCACGGCTGCCCCTTGGCCACCGCGTTCGACGGCCGCAGCCGGTAGCTGGTGGACACGGTTTCGTGGACGCCGTCGCCGTCCTGATCGACTGCCACCACCAACCCGGTGGTGGTCATGAGGTCGTCGATCGGGACCAGCCAGCCACCGCGGGCGCGGGACCAGCGCGGCACGTAATCCCGCGCCTCGACCACCGGGACACGCCCGAACTGCCGGTTGCAGCGCTGGTCGATGGCCCGGCTGGCGGCGGCGAGGGCGGTGAACACCTGAGCGTCGTCGACCTGGTCGCCGATCCGCGCGTGCGCGGTCAGCTCACCCTCGGTCGCATAGATGCTCGGTGCCCACGCCATCGCCGCCGCCCCCTGGTCAGGGCAGGATCCGGGCGGCGGCCACGGTCACGTTCGTGACGCCGTCGTAGGTGACCGCCACCGAGGCGTCGTTGAGACCCTCGTTGGGGACCGGGATGACCCCGGTCTTCGCGTTGGCCACCGTCACCGGCACCCCGCCCACCGTGACCACGTGGGGGCCGGTGTCGGCGTTGCGGACGAACAGCACCACCGAGTACTGCTCCCACCCGGCCGCCTGCTTCGAGCCATAGGCGACGGTGTCGCCGCCCGCGTTCGCCGCCACGAGCGGCAGATCGGCGAGCCCGGTGGCCGGGACGTCGGTGATGGTGATGGCTGCCATCTACTTCTCCTGTTCGGGGGTCGCGGTGTCGATCTCCCAGCCGCGTTCGGTGAGGACGTAGCCGCCGGCCCGCTTCGGTTCGGGTGTGGGCGCCTTGAAGGTGCGGACCGGTTCGGCGGGCGGCGACGGCTGCGCCGCCGCGGCGTCCGCAGGCTCTGGCGTGGCGTCGGGGGCGGACCCCGGAGCCGACACGTCGTCGGGGGGGGACGTGTCGGACTCCGGGGTCGCCTCTTACGGGGAGCGGCCATCACGATCAGGAGTCCGTGTGACGGATCGCGGACAGGCCACGCGGACGCAGGACCCGGGCGGCGAAGTAGCCGAACAGCGCCAGGTCGATACGGGCCGGACCGCCCCT